TAGAATGGTGCAAGCATATAGCCGCCAAGCGAGTGTCGGAAGAGCAGATCCAGATGCTGTTGGATGACGTAATCCCCTTTGAACGCACCCGCACTAAGATGCTGGACTCCGTAATGGAAGAAATCAGCACCCGGGGCTGGAATGTATGGTCCGTCTACTCAGCATTCACAGAGTACGCCAGCCATGAAGATCGCTTCGGCCTAAAGAACACCGCCAACAATAACATTGCGGAGCGTATGTTCAATCGTAATACGGACGTGGCCCGGTGGACTTCGTCGCCCGCGTTCATGGCTATGGCCGCGTAGGGGGGGAGATGATGTTATGCCAACACTAACCGAGGCGCTTGGAGCTGGGCTTGTTGCTATAATTACAGTTACACTTATAGCCATGCTATTCGTATGGCTGGTTTAGGGGAGAAGACCACATGACTAAGGATGAAATTGCCAAGATACAAATAATTATCGGACAGTTGAGTGATATCAATTACGACATTCGTGAGATGTTAGACATGCGTATATCACACGCGAGGGAGCTTGTTGAAGCCTATCATACGTTGCAACGACTGGTTCTTGATGACAGTCCCACGGGGGAATAGAAGATGGCTACATTCTATACAAGCACCAAAACGGAAGACTTCTTCACACCGTTCGGCCCCGGTATGGCTAAACTCAAATTGAGTGACAGCTATGTCAATCAGATGAATGACATAATTAACAAAAGGCAGCGGCCCCTAAAAGATTTCAGCGACAATCTTGTGGGGAAAGTTGATCAAGAGTTGCTATTCGATGATGAGATGAAGGAGATGTTTCTTGATGAAACCCGTACCTTTATTGGTAGGTTCGCACAGTGGATGGAAACACGTAACTCGTTGGGGATGCGTAAGCTCGATCAACAGAAAAATCGGTACGGTATTGAGTACGTGGCCGGATGGGTTATTCGCCAGTACGAAGATGAGTATAACCCCATTCACATCCATACTGGCTGTCGTCTCAGTTGTGTTGGATACCTGTCCATGCCGGAGGGGATCGATAAAGAATTTGAAGAGGATTATAAAGACCATCACCCCTCGCATGGGCATATCCAGTTTGTACATGGGACGCCAAGCCATTGGAGTTCAACTAATTTCATGGTTAAGCCGGAGGTAGGCGACTTCTATCTGTTCCCTAGTGATCTCTTCCATTGCGTATACCCATTTAAAACGCCGGGTGAGCGTCGTAGCTTCAGTGTAAATCTAAACTTTGTGGAGATGCCAACGGTTTGACAATCATCTCTTAATATAGTAGGATTGAACAATGATATTAGATGATATCATCAATAGTTTATCTATCGAGGATACATATCGGGGGGACTGTCCGTCGTGTAGACGTACAGGAACCTTTACGGTGACACGACTTCGCACCGCTATCATATGGAATTGTTATTCTGCTAACTGCAGTTTGAGGGGGAGAAGGTATCCCGACAACCTATCTATAGAAGACGTAAGGGCAGCGCTTCATCCCCCTCATCCCTCCCATACTAAACAGAAACAGAAAGAGAATACAGCCGATGGTGGTATTGATACTAGGTATCTGGGCAGCCATGTTTCTGTTACTAATTATCTCAACAGGTATGACTTAGACTATCCAGACATACCTGTAATGTATGATGCAAGAGAGCATAGGGTAGTGTTCCTGATAGAGAATAGCAGGGGAGAGTATGTAGACGGTATAGGTCGCGCTACTAACAAGTACAAGTTCCCTAAGTGGAAGCGCTACTGTGCGTCTGACGAGGCTGTCATACTCCCTTTCGGCAGCCCAGTCACTGTTGACAAATCCAATAGTAAACTATACATAGTAGAGGACATCGTGAGCGCTTGGAAGATCGTTAAGCATATCCCTGGCTGCCCCAGCGCCATGGCCTTGCTAGGTACCAGTTTATCCGACAAACATCTTCGGGCGGCTTGGGAATATGATCACGTAGTATTATGTCTGGACAAGGATGCTACCAACAAATCCATAGCCATGTCCCGGCGCATCAGTATGGGAGTAAAGTTGTGTAGCATATCCATGCTAGACAAAGACATTAAAGATATGTCCATAGAGGAAATACAAAAATGCTGGACTTAATTAAGTCTCTTTGCAGCAAGGATGCGTTTAAGTCGGCTGGTCCTATCCCCGTCACCGCATTCGACAAGGAGCCCAAACGTGTCGTCGAGACCTTGATAGGGGCGCACGATAGGTTTGATCGTGACATTACAGTTGGCGAACTGAGGCACGTATTCTTCGCCGACAACTGCACTCTCACAGAGTCACAGAAAGATACGTACAAAGTCCTATTTGCCAAGATAGATCAGGCAGATGCCATTGGCAGTGATGTCGTGGCGGATGTCATGAAGTCTTTGTGGCGGGTGGAGACAGGCCGTAGGGTATCCGAACTAGGCTTTGAACTGATGGAGGGAGGCAACAGTAACTTAGATAAGATAAAGAAGCTAATTGAAGACACGTCAGATGGCTTCGTAGGATCTGGTTCTCCCTTCGATGGCATAGATCTAAATCCTGATTACCTACTCAGTTCACTGGAGATGCAATCTAAATGGGTATTCAACCTAACCGCCTTGGCAGAGCGTGTTCCTGGTGTCAGCCCGGGTCACTTCGTAGTTGTCGGCTCCCGGCCCGAAACGGGCAAGACCAGTAGCCACGCTTCCTTCGCCATGTCGCCCGGCGGATGGATAGACCAGGGGGCGGTCGTACATGTTCTCTGTAACGAGGAACCTGCAGAGCGCGTAGCTTTACGATACATGTCTGCATCCACCAACAAGACAGAGAATGAACTGCTGGCCAGTAAGGGCAAGATCAATGGGGAGTTTAAAAGAACCAATCTATTAATTGACAAAATGGATGATACCCATGGCATCGATGGCATTGAGTCTCATCTAAATGTTTACAGCCCAGACATTCTAGTATTAGACATGTTAGACAAGGTGTCCACTGGGGGCGCGTCATCATCGGACATGCCGCAGCACGAAAGGCTTCGCGAACTTTACCGTAGGACACGGGATCTGGCTACCAAATATAACTGTGCCATATTTGGATACTCCCAGCTAAGTGCCGAAGCGGAAGGCCGCGTAAATCTTAACCTATCTATGATGGAGAACTCCCGCACGGGTAAGGCAGCGGAGGCCGACCTCATGATATTGATAGGCAAGTACGCACAGATAGAAGGCTCGGCGGGAGAAGGGGACCCTCGCCGCGTACTTAATATAGCTAAGAATAAAATCAGTGGGTGGCATGGGCAGATACACGTCATGCTAGATGGAAGAAAGGCTAAATACGATGATTAGACTTGTGGTGGATGTGGAAAATAGCGTTACCAAACCCTCAAGTGGCGGAATAGACAATCGCCCTTACAATACTAACAACGAATTAGTTAGTATAGGAGTGGTTAACATAGACACAGGCGAAGTGAACTATGTGTGTGTGTATCACGAAGAGAAAGATCCTGATCTGGAGGGTCTTAAGAGGGTCAAGGAGCTTATTGAGGGGGCGGATCTGCTTGTTGGCCACAACATTAAGTACGACCTTCAATGGCTATGGGCAGTGCGTATCCGGTACTCTGGAAAGATACATGATACCATGGCAACGGAGTACATTCTCCACAGGGGCATCCGTAAAGGGCTGTCTCTCGGTGCTATCTGTGAGTATCGGGACTTGGACATTAAGAAGTCTGACATAACTAAAGAGTATTGGGACCGGGGCATAGGGTATGAGGCCATGCCTTGGAGTGCAGTTAAAGAGTACGGTACGGCGGACATCCTATCTACTCGTGAGCTTTATCTTAAGCAGATTAAGGACTTGGAGGGTACCTCCCTTCAGAAGACCGTGGATCTTACGAATGACATGTGCATGTGCCTATCTGAAATAGAGAAGAGCGGCATGTATATCGACATGGATGTCTTGGATAAGGTGGAGTTTGACTATCGCGTAGAGAAGAAGGCCCTGGAACGTCGGCTCAAGTCCCTGGTCAACACTTACATGGGGGATACTCCGGTTAATCTGAGCAGTCCAGAGCAGCTATCCTCCATGATATTTTCACGATCACCAAAGGATAAGAAGAGGCACAAGGAGTTCTTTCAGTTGGATCGCAGCTTCCGGCCCACCCTATCGGCCTCTAAGTTCAAGGCTTATCTAAGTAACGGATGCAGCATAGTTACCCGCACTGAGTCTAATGTGTGCGGAGACTGCCGGGGAAATGGCAAAGTGCTGCGCGTAAAGAGAGACGGCAACCCTTATAAGTCCGCTAGCATATGTGGTGGATGTGGAGGGGATGGCGTCGTGTACAGATCTACTGGGCAGATTGGGGGCTTTAAGATTAATCCTCCCGATTACCAGTGGGCAACTACGAATGGGTTCTCGACGGATAAGCAGAGGTTGCGGACACTGGCCTCTCAACTGAGGGCTAAGTCTCCCGACACGTACTCCGATGCAATTGAGTTCTTAGAAAAGGTTGAGCGCCTGGGTGCAATAGAAACCTACCTATCCTCTTTTGTGGAGGGCATACGTAAGAGGGCCCTACCTTCCAGGATCACCGTGATTGGAGGATCTACTTCCGTCAAACGTATGCACACCTTGTATGCAGAGTTTAATCAGTGCCGTACCGCAACGGGTAGGTTATCATCTAGTAGGCCTAACATGCAAAACATGCCACGGGGAGGTACGTTCCCTGTCAAGAAGGCTTTCGTCTCTAGGTTTGGAGACCATGGGATGTTGATGGAGTTTGATTTCGCCCAGCTAGAATTTAGGGCAGCAGCGTATCTATCAGACGACGCCGTAGCCAAAGAAGAAATAGACACAGGCTTCGATGTACATACGTATACTGCTAAGTTTTTGACTGACATGGGGCAGCCCACCTCCCGGCAGGAAGCGAAGGCCCGAACCTTTGCCCCCTTGTACGGAGCTATGAACGGATCACCGGCAGAGAAGGCTTACAATGTCCATTTCATTGATAAATATAGTGGCATAAAGGACTGGCACAGGAGACTACAGGACGATGCCATTCGTAATAAGAGTATCGTACTCCCTACTGGCAGAATGTTCTCTTTCCCTGATGCCAAGAGGAATAGGAATGGGGGAGCAGCGGGAGCTACTAAGATTAAGAACTATCCGGTGCAGAGCTTTGCCACCGCCGACATAGTACCCTTGTGCTTAGTCAATCTAAGGGAGGAGATGAGATGGAGAGAGCTGAATTCTAGCATCGTAAACACAGTCCATGATAGTGTGTTGCTAGATTGCATGGAGGATGAAGTGCCTGTTATTAAAAGCATATTAGAAACTGAGTTCTCCACTGATAGTATAAGGCAAATGATTGAGGACTTCTATGGATTTGACATGGATGTTCCTCTAGCTATCGACACTAAAATAGGAGACAATTGGCTAGATATGTCTTGACAATAACGGCAATATGTAGTATAACTATATTTCTGAACTGAGGAGGATACAACACATGAGTATGACAGAGATCGCAACAATGGACGAGAATTCCATGCTGGCGGCTTTTCAATCACGCTTCAGCGAAGGAGAGTCATCTTCTTCTAATTCCGATGCGCTAGGTCGTATCCGTATTCTGCGGGACAATGTTGAAGACGGCGATGGAAATATCTTGTGCCTTGCTGGACACTTTGCCGTCACCCACGAGGGTGAAACAATCTATGCTAAGTCGGTAGACTTCCGCTACTACGATCATCGCTATCGTTACAAGCGATATGATGCCGATGCAGAACGTAAGAACCGGGATGGCACCAGTTCTAGGGGCAGCTACGTACACTCTGTCTTGGTACAAGGGCAGCGTGACGAGGCACCATCGGAAGATGGTAGTTTCCAGTGCGGTCGCTCCCTTGAGTATATCAAGGATTGGAGTAGCTTATCCAAGGATCGGCAGGAGTTTATCCGTTCATGCCGCATTATGACTATCTTCTTCGGGGAGGCACACATCAAAGGCGTCAATAAGAGTGGTGAAGAATGTGATGTCACTGCGCCTGTAGAGTTTGAATTGTCGGGCAAGACTTCCGGCAAGACGTTGGCTAAATTCTACCACGACGTTGTCACTAAATACCGCATCGTTCCTAACTTCTGCGACATTACACTGAAGTCTAAGAAGATTACCGGGGGCATAACCTACTACGACATCGAGGCCTCTATGCTGGGTGATCCATCCCACAAGATGGATGACCGCGCCATCGCTCTGTATGAGAAATTTGGTGAGCACATCAAGCAGATTAACAGGTGGATTATGGAGAAGCACAATGGAGCTTTATCCCCTAATAGTCTTGATAAATCTATTGATACTGATGGCGCTTTCGTGAACTTGGACTCATGAGATGGATATCAAGGTAGCTAAAGTAGTCCAGTGGTTGCAGAAAAGTTTGGAGGGGGAGGTGTCGATGAGCGAAGACACCATCTCCACCATTTCCGAAGATGTTAAGGAGGCCATGCGTAAGCAATTTGCCACCGCTCGCGATAAGAATAGGGCATTCCGAATTCGCCCGTCCAACTTAGGCAGACCACTATGCCAGCTACAGATGGAGAAGGCGGGGACTAAGACAGCCGATCCCTCCTATAATTTCCTTCTTCGCATGGCGGTGGGTGACATCATTGAAGCCGTCTTGAAAGGGGTTATCAAAGAGGCTGGAGTCGAGGGCTTTGCTGGCACAGAGAAAGTGCAAGTTGAGATAGGCGATACCGTAATCAATGGCGAGACTGACTTGAGCTTCAATGGAGAGGTAGATGATATCAAGTCTACGTCTGATTATGCGTACCGCAACAAGTTTGTTAGTTGGGAGACGATGAAGGCAGATGATCCATTTGGATACGTCGGTCAATTGCACCTATACGCAAAAGCCAAAGGGACTAAGCCCGGCGGCATCTGGGCATTCAACGTCGCGAAAGGCGACATCCGCCGCATCGAATGTACTGACACACCCGAGGAGACTGCTGTCATACTCAGGGGTATAGAAGATAAGATCAAGACCATCAATGAGGATGGCCCCTTCAAGCGATGCTTTTCTGATGAGGAGGAGAGGTTTAGTCGCGTACTCACGGGCAACAGGAAATTAGGGTCATCCTGTAGCTGGTGCAAATATAGGTTCACATGCTGGCCCGGGCTGCAGGAAAGGGAGTCCATCCCCTCTAGGGCTAAGAGCAGACCTATTGTAGCCTACACATATATAGTTGACGACCTCGAAGAGTCTCACTCCCATCTAAACGAGGAGGATTATTCCGATGCCGCATGATACACTTAGTGTTGTAACCCCTATTCACTATCCCTATGGCCTTTTCATCTCTTAACTCGTCGGCGAGATGGAAGATGGCCAAGGGGTTTAGATCCGGCCTAGAAGAAAGGGTGTCTGAACAACTGGCATTCTTAGGCATCGTGGATTGCTACGAGACAATGAAGATATCCTTTCTTCAGCCGGAAAAACGAAGAACCTATACGCCAGATTTTATCTTGCCCAATGGCATAGTAGTGGAGACCAAAGGTTTCTTTACTACCCAAGATAGACAGAAGCATCTCTGGGTAAAAGAACAGCATCCGCATCTTGATATACGCTTCGTATTTACTAATTCTAGATCTAAGATTAGGAAAGGTAGTAAGACCACATACGCGGATTGGTGTACTAAATACGGATATGCCTACGCAGATCAAAGCATTCCCGTAGAATGGATTAAGGAGAGGAAGAAATCCCATGGCAAAGCTAAAACGGGTAGGGGAGTTGAGCCTGGAGCCAAACGAGCTGATGATAAAGATAACGGTAAGGTCAGAAGACCCGTCAGACAGTAGTATACTGTACGACATTGATCCTTTTCATCACCCTGATATGTCAGTCTTATCTGAAGAAGGACTAGATACTATGTCAGATGTACTAAAAGCCATGTGTGTGGTAACTACTCTTCTTCCAGAAGACATCGCAGAGTTGGTAGATAAATACGATACTATATTTGAGGATGAGCACCCAACCGTAGAGGTATTTAAGGTTGGAGAAGATGACAGCGACACAGTACATTAACGTAAAGGAGAACTACCG